CCGTCGGGGTTGCGGATATGTGCGCTGCGGGCGTCGGTGCCCCGCACATCCGGCAGCGGCTTTGGTTCGTGGCCGACAGCGTCGGCGTCAGACACGCGACATTACAGCGACGCGGCATTGACGGCATGGATAGCAGGAGCAACGAACAATGGACATGGGCTGGACTTGAACCTTGCGGCGCAGTTGGCGGGGTGGCCGACTCCGCGCGCGAACGATGGAACGGGAGCGCAGCAACCTCCAAACAGGCAGGGCGGGTATTCATTGAAGCAAGCCGCGATGCTGGCCGGGTGGGTAACGCCATCAGCACGGGACTGGAAAGACTCGGCGGGCATGGCGACAGAACGACCGGATGGGCGCTCGCGTCTGGATCAATTGCCGAGGCAGGCGACGCTATGCGGCCCGGCCAGACTAACGGCCTCTGGCGAGATGCTGACTGGATCGCATGCCGCGATGGAAAGTGGCGGCCAGTTGAACCCGGAACATTCCCGCTGGCTCATGGCGTACCCAATCGAGTGGGGGCGCTGCGCGGCTACGGTAACGCTATCAACCCGGAAGTCGGCGCAACGTTCATTCGGGCGGTGATGTGATGAACGAACCGAAGTGCAAGCACTGCCAGCACAGCGAGTTTGACCCGCGCATGGCCCCGGTGTTGTGGTGCGCGAAGCATGGTTGCGCCGCTGAAAAGCCATGCGAGAACTTCTCCCGCGAGCCGGGAACGGAGGGCGACGAATGACGCAGCTAACCCTACAGCGCCAGTCGTTCGGCTTTGTTCCAGCGGATGACGATACGCGCAAAGCGCTTGCGAAGGTGCCAATCGGCTCGCTGGTGACACGCGAATGGCGGAAGGTGCGGAACAGCAAGCACCACAGGATGCGATTTGCCTGGGTGCCGGAAATCTTCGCAGCGATCGAACATCTTGGACTGTTCGGAAACGCCGAACTGCTGCGGGCGCATCTAACGCTGCAAACCGAGTTCGTTCACGTCATCGTCAACCCGGCTACCGGGGAAGTGACGCGCATCCCACGGTCATGGGCGTACTCATCGCTGGACGAAAACGAGTTTGCCGAAATGGCGAAGCAGATTCGCGACTACCTGCTCGGCGATTTCCTCGAGCTGTGCATCGAGCGCGGCAAGTGGGACGACAACACGGTGCTGCATTTTCAGATGGTGGCGGACCAGTGAGCAAGATTCGCGAATCAGCCCGAGGCGAGCGCTGCACGATCCGCGTTATTGGCGTCTGCAACGGCGACCCGGAAACAACGGTCTGGTGCCACGCGAACGGGGTTAGGTTTGGCAAGGGTTTCGCGATCAAGGTGAATGACCTGCTCGGCGCCTACGGGTGCAGCGCCTGCCACGCGGTTTACGACGGCCAGCGAAAACGCCCTGCCGGGATGACGCAACAGGATGTGGAACTGGATTTTTGGCGCGGACACGGCGAAAGCCTGATCCGGCTTTACGAAAAGGGGCTGGTTTGACATGCCAATGCTGCGCCAATCGACGGAATCACGTCTACATGGACGGGTGCGACCAGTGCAAGGCTCGCTGGATTGCCAGACTGCCGGGGGTGCTGCGTGAGCGGGAATTGCAAAGGCTGCCAGAGCTGCGCGACGCAGCACGCGCCGAGTACGGAGCAGACATGCGGGAACTGCGCGGAAGCCACAGCGATCAACGTGACATGGATCAGGTGTGAGGCCCGCAGCGTCGAAGAAAAGGGCGTCTACAGCTACCAAGAAACGCATCCGGCGTGGTTGCTCGGATGTGGAATATGGAAGGAGAAGCGATGAAAGCAGTACCAATTTGCCCGGCCTCATTTCCGGAGAGTTGCGCGTGTCAGCAGCCGGTGCCGGCGGCTTGCTTCGCCGCGAAACCGGTACCAATCGGCGGTGCCGGTTGGTTCGCGGTCACGCTGGTGTTTGTTGTGCTGGTGGCTTGGATCATCAAGGGGCGTCGATGATGGATCGGCGCTACCCTTTCCCCCCGCAATTCATGCTCAACAACTGGGCGCGCTGGCTGCATCATGGCGACGCTGGTGCGCCGCGTAGCGGCGGCTGCATCATTGGTTATCTGATGAGTACCGTGCCCCGCGAAGACGACGATGATCGACCGCCACGGTACATTCCACCGCCGATCAACTTTGAGGCGGCAAAGGCCGTTGATTCCGTGGTGCGCGGCATGTCACACGCCGATAACCAGGTCGCCAAGTGGGCTTGGGTGCGAACGTGGAAGCGCTACGCCGAAGTCCGCAAGGACACTGGTCTGCCGAAGCACTTCTACGAAAAGCGCGTTGCCGCGATCATTGAGGCCGTACAAACGCGGCTGTGTGCGATCTGATGGGTGCCGCTCGTAGCGCAGCATACGCGCCAGTCGTGCAGCTCTTCAATGCACGGCCGGACAGTTGGGTGCCGATCCGGATCATTCATTCGTTCGTCGAGCAATCTGGCGTGAAGATTACGCGCCAGGCGTTGAAGACGGCGTTGAGTCGATGCGCCTATGTTGACCGGTGGCTTGATGAGGCGCGCGGCGCAGACATCGGCGGCGAGTACCATCGAGCCGAGCTGCACTATCGCGTGCGTCCGGTACCGGTGACGCCGAAACGAGAGAAAAAGCGACGCGCATGAAACCCCAATGTTGGGGTTTGTCAAAAAACCTCGCGAAAACCTTATAGTTTGGGCCGGGATAGCTCGCGCGTAAAAAACGTGTTGCTGTCCGTATTTGCGGGATGGAGCAGATGGCAGCTCGTCGGGCTCATAATCCGAAGGTCACACGTTCAAATCGTGTTCTCGCAACCAATGCCGTGTCCGACCCGCCCCATGCGACACGTCGCTAAGGCCTACAGGCGACCCGAGTGAAACGCTTGGGCGCGGCTCCAATTCTTACGGCTCGCTTCGGCGGGCCGTTTTCATTGCTGGTGGCTGGCTCCTCCGCCCACAAAGTCAACTTGTGAGACCCGAGCGAGGGTCTGGTTTATTCCGCGCGCGTTACGCGGCGTTGACGATAGCGAGAACGGCCGCAACCAGTTGGCACCCTGTAGAGGGAGTCGATAACAGGCGGAGGGCCTGGCCGATGGTTGTTACTTCTTCGTGAACCGCTCGCCCGCTGCCGCCAGGCATTCGAGGGTGAACTGTTCGGGGTACGTCAGTGAAACTTCGCGGCGCTCATCACCGACCATGCGATAGCCGGCGATGATGTACTGCAGGCGACGGCGGCTGATGCCGGAGTTGTTTGCGATCCACGTTTGCGAGCGACCGATGCGAGCGATCAGTGCGCGAGCAAAATCGGTTGATGCGTTGTATTGCGCTGGGTCTGGAAGCATGCGCGCCATTGTACCTATGGCGCGCAGCGCATATTGTGCGCTGGTTGATTTCACGTCTTGGTGGCCGATGAAGGTGGCCGTGGGTATTGGTTGGGCATGGGTGTTCATGGGGCAATGCTCCGGTTTCGCGCTTGTGGCAGCTTGCCTAGCGCATCACATAACATTAGCGCACATTGTGCGCCGTGTCAATGGGGTTCTAGCGCGCATTATGCGCTTTTATGTGGTATGATTGGCTAAACCCATGAAAGGCCCACAAAATGACCATGACAGGCGCTGAAACCGCTGCCGAAGCCAGGAAGCATTCGCCGCAGTCGCTGATTGCATTCAGCACCGGAAAAGATGCGATCGCGGCGTGGCTGTCGATTCGCGACCATTTCGAATCGGTGCATCCGTACTATCTATATCTGGTGCCCGGCCTTGAGTTTGTCGAAGAGTCGCTGGTGTACTACGAGCAGTTTTTCGGTGTGCGCATCGCGCGCCTACCGCATCCGAGCCTGCACCGCTGGCTGAACTCCTACACCTTCCAGCCGCCCGAGCGCTGCGCCATCATCAATCAGGCGGGGCTGCCGATGCACGACTACGCGGACATTCGGACGGTGATGATCGAGGACCGCGGCCTCAACCCCGCGACACTGGTCGCCGATGGCGTCCGTGCGGCCGATAGTCCGATGCGCCGCATCGCGATCAAGACGCACGGCCCGCTCAGCTTGTCGCAGGGCCGGTACCACCCGGTATGGGACTGGAAAAAGGCCGATCTGATCGCCTGCTTTCGAAAGCATGGCGTTCGCCTGCCGATTGATTACGAGCTGTTTGGCCGGTCGTTCGATGGGCTTGATCTGCGATTCGCGTTGCCGTTAAAGCGGCATCGACCTGCCGACTACCGCAAGTTGCTTGAATGGTTCCCGCTGGTGGAGCTCGAAGTTTTCCGCTGGGAGCGTCGCAATGGGTAAGCCGCAAATTGACCGTGATGCAATCCGCGCAGGAGCAGAGGCTGCCCGCGAGGTCGCCAAGCAACAGGCCGCCGCAGCTCGCCGGGAAGCCGAAGAGGCAAAAGCCGCCCTGAAAAAGCCGGTCGCCAAGTATGTCGAAATGCCGGCGCCCACAGGCGACGCAGAGACTGATTCCGCCGCCGACCTGGACGAGCTGCAAAGCGGCTTCCGAAAGCGTGCGGCCGATGAAAGCGCCCGTTTTGCGCTGGCGACAGACACTGAATACTGGGCCGCGCTGTGCTTCCAGACAAGGGAGCAGCGAGACCACTTCTTCGCAGCCCTCAAGGTGCGTGACATCGGCATCGGAGGACGCTTCTATGACGGGTGCGCCGTGGCCAAGGCCCTTGGCATCACTCTACCGAGTGCCGACGTTCCGTACAAACCGGAACCGAAGCCCGATCCGGCATGGATCGAGTTCTTGAACCGCCCTGTACTGGGCAAATAACCAACCGAGAGAGGTGGTCGTACTTTGTCCCGTCGCCAGCGTGTTCAACGCTCGCTGATGCGTGACTTCAACCGTCTCAGCAAAAGCTCCGGCTCGTAAGAGCAGGGCATCCCCTGAGGAATGACATCAACGGCCCTTCGGGGCCGTTTTTCTTTTAAACAGGAATCAGAGCATGAGTGTTCGAGCAAAGTTCAAAGTCATCAGCATCACCACGTCGGAGCATTGGGACAAAGACAAAAGCCCGCTTTCAACCGTCTGCTTGTACCCCGTTACCGCCAACAACCCCGAGAATGAGCAGTTTTACGCGGCGACGCCGAGCGGCAAGATTGAACTGGGCACCCTGAATGCATCCGCTGCTGCTGCGTTCCAACTTGGCGGTGAGTATTACGTCGATTTCACTTCCGTCGTTCCTGTCGCGCAATAGCTGAAAAGACAGCAGACGCTCCAGGTTTCACCGTGACCAAGAAGACCACTGCCGGCACCAAGAAAAAGCGGGCTGTCTCCAATAGCGCGAAAACTAGCAAGATCGCCTTTGAGGCACAGCAAAAGGCAGCGAAAGCTCTCTCCCTTCGCATGGAGGGAGCAACGTTCGAAGTCATTGCGAAGGAGCTTGGCTACGCCGGCAAGCAGGGCGCCCATGATGCCGTGATGCGCTCGCTCCGGGCGATCACTCGCGAACCTGCAACAGAGTTGCTTCAACTGGACCTGGAGCGACTGGACGCGATGTGGGCGATCCCTTACCTCAAGGCGCAGAGCGGAGACCTGCAGTCGCTCGACGCCTGTTTGAAGATCATGAAGCGCCGAGCCGAGCTGCTTGGCCTTGATTCACCCGTGAAGGTTGACGCCAAAGTGGATGCCCCGCAGGGCGTTCTCGTGGCTGGCCCGGTGATGTCGCCCGAAGAATGGGCAAAGGCTGCGGCGAAGCAGCAAGCGGACCTGCAAAAAGGTGCTTGAAAAGGTCTGGCAACCGTTGCCGGGCAGCCAGACGCTTTACCTGAACTGTCCGCTCCGCGAGGTTTGCTACTCGGGCACGCGCGGACCGGGGAAGGCGCTGCCTTTAGATACGCCGGTACTCACCGCGCGCGGATGGAAGCGGCACGGCGACCTCAAGCGTGGCGACATGGTGATGACGCCGCATGGCACTTCGGCGCGCGTCACACACGTTTTCGAGCGCCCGCAACGACAGTGCTACCGCGTCACGTTTGATGATGGGGCGGAGGTGATCGCCGCTGACGAGCACTTGTGGAAGTTCCGCGTTGTCGGTTACTCACGCAAGACCACGGGTGACAACTGGCACTTTGACGATACTGACGCAATGCGTGTGCATGTAGAGGCGGGGAGATCCGTTCTGATCCCTACGGTCAGTCCGCTGGGGTTGGAATCGCCGCGCCGGTTGCGCAAATTGCCGGTTGACCCGTATCTGTTGGGGCTGTTGCTGGGTGATGGTTGTTTCACCCAAGGGCGTGTGCTGTATTGCACGGCTGACGATGAGCTAGCAAGCTGCGCGTTAGCGGCTGGCGCGAAAGAGTCGCCGCCATATCCCGGACGGAATCTGCGGCAATTCACCGTGCCGCACCTGAAGCCAGAAATCGAAAGACTCGGGCTGAAGAACACAAATAGCGGAACTAAGTTCATTCCGGATTGGTACAAGTTCGCGCCCGTTGCCGTTCGTTTGGCAGTCCTGCAAGGACTGATGGACACCGACGGATCGGTTGACGAGAACGGGTACATTGAATACGTCAGCACGTCACGTCGGCTCGCCGATGATGTGCAGTGGATAGCTCGGTCGCTTGGCGCAAAAGCCACCTTGACGGTCAAGCCAATTGAAGGAATGGCCACCGCATACCGGCTATACATTCAGCCAGCACAGAAGTTCGAGCCTTTCCGCTTGACGCGAAAGGCGGCGCGGGTACGCGGCTACATGCACGATGAGCTATGCCGGCGTGTCGTGGGTATCGAGCCGGTGGGCGTGATGGACTGCAACTGCATCCGCATCGACCATCCCGACCATCTCTACGTTGTGACGGATGGATTCATCGTCACACACAACACGGACGCGACGCTGATGTCGTTCGTGCAGCACTGCGGCAAGGGGTACGGATCGCATTGGCGAGGCGTGATCTTCCGCAAAGAGTACAAGCACCTGGACGACATCATCACGAAGTCGAAACGGTGGTTCAACCGCTTTACTGCGTACAGGCCGAAGTTCCTGAGCAGCCAAGGCGCGTTGAAGTGGGTTTGGCCGGACGGCGAAGAGCTGCTTTTCCGGACCTTCGCTACCGAAGAGGATTACTGGAACTACCACGGGCACGAGTACCCATTCATCGCGTGGGAAGAGCTGACAGCATGGCCGTCGAGCGCTTGCTACGAAAGCATGATGTCGTGCAATCGCACGTCTCGACCGGGCGGATTGCCGCTGCAGGTCCGTAGCACGACGAATCCCTACGGCGTGGGTCACAACTGGGTGAAGGCGTACTTCATCGACCCGGCGCCATACGGAATCCCGATCCTGAACGCGCAAGGGCAGGCGCGCGTCTGTCTGTTCGGCGCGTTGCGCGAGAACACGTATCTCAACGCCGAGTACGTGAAAAACCTTGAGTCGATCAGCGACCCGAACAAGCGCAAGGCATGGCTCTACGGTAGTTGGGACATCACCAGCGGCGGTATGTTTGACGACCTTTGGGACGCATCGAAACACATCATCCCGCCGTTCGAGGTTCCGAAGAGCTGGCGCATTGACCGCTCGTTTGACTGGGGCAGCAGCCGTCCGTTTTCCGTGGGCTGGTGGGGCGAGTCAGACGGAACGCCGATCACGATCAACGGCAATCAGCGGACTCTGCCGCGCGGTACTCTGGTGAGGCTCAACGAGTGGTACGGATCGACGGGCAAGCCCAATGAGGGCTTGCGGATCACTGCCGCAGCCGTGGCGCTCGGTATCCTAGAGCGCGAGAAGAATCTCAAGATCAAGGCCTACGCCGGGCCGGCCGACTCCGCGATCTATGACGTAACGGACGAAGTCTCCATTGCCGAAAACATGGAGCGTGCCGGCGTCTACTGGGAGCGTGCCGACAAACGGGCTGGCTCACGAAAGAACGGCTGGGAGTTGATGCGTGTCCGGCTGGAGGCCACGGCCAAAGGCCTCGACAAGCCCGGCTTGCTGGTGACATCAAACAACCGCGACTTCATCCGCACGGTGCCGTCACTGCCGCGCGACGAGCGCGATCCGGACGACATCGACACCGAAGCCGAGGATCACATCGCCGACGAGACCCGCTATCGCGTTCTGGCTTCGTCGCAGCGTTCAACTTCTAAACCACTGGCTTTCTAATGTCGAACAAAGTTGCTGAACAATCGAGCGCCGTCAAGGCGATGTCAGCCGACATCGAGCTGGCCGCTACTCTCATGGGTGGCACGCGGGCAATCCGTGCCGGTGGTGAACGGTACTTGCCCAAGATGCCCGCTGAAAGCCAGGAGAGCTACAAGCGCCGTCTCAGCAAGGCGGTGCTGTATCCGGCGTACAGCCACACGGTAGAAACGCTGACCGGAAAGCCTTTTAGCAAGCCGATCACCTACGACGAGAGCGTTCCTGAACGGCTCAAAGCATGGTGCAAAAATGATGTCGATCTGCAGGGTCGCAATCTCGACACGTTTGCGGCCGATGTCTTTCAGGAAGCGCTCGCGCTCGGGTTGAGCGGCATTCTGGTTGATTTTCCAAAGGTCGATGCGGGGGTGGTGCGCACGCAGGCGGACGAGCAGGCCGCAGGTGTTCGCCCGTACATGGTGCAGATTCACCCCACGCAGATTCTCGGGTGGCGCGCGACTCAGAAGGACGGCATCTGGACATTCCACATGCTGCGCTTCAAGGAGTGCGTCACCGAGGATGACGGCGACTTCGGTGAGAAGGAAATCGAACAGGTTCGCGTGCTTACGCCGGGCGCCTGGGCGACATACCGAAAGGACGACAAGGAAAACTGGGTGCCGTACGAAAACGGCATCACGACCGTGAAGAAAATCCCGTTCGTGCCGGTGTACGGCAAGCGGATCGGCTTCATGTTGAGCAAGCCGCCGATGATCGAGCTGGCTTACATGAACGTGGAGCACTACCAGTCGTCGAGCGATCAGCAAACGATTCTGCACGTCGCCCGGGTGCCGATCCTGACTGCCACTGGTGCCGGAGAAGATTTCAAGCTTGAAATCGGAACCGCCAGCGCTGTCGCGCTCAAGGCTGGCGCAACGCTGGCCTACGTCGAGCACTCAGGCGCCGCTATTGGCGCCGGCAAGGAATCCATCACCGCGCTGGAAGAGCGCATGCGCCAAGCCGGGGCGGAAATGCTGTTGCTGCCCGGCAATAACTTGACCGCGACTCAGTTTTCGGCCGAAACGGCGGTCAATATGTGTGCCTTACAGCGTGTCGTGCAAAGCACGGAAGACGCGCTTGATCTGGCCCTACAGTTCATGGCCGAATGGATCGGCGAGGCCGAAGGCGGAACAGTCACAATCTTCAACGATTTCGCGGCGAACAGTCTCGCGGATGCTTCAATGCAGATACTGGTGTCAATGGCGGCAGCCGGCAGGATGTCTGACCAGACGCTGTTCAAGGAGGGGCAGCGACGCGGCATCATCACGCCGGACACCAACTGGGAAACAGAAAAGGCGCTTATTGAAGAGCAAGGCCCGCCGCCTGGTACGTTGAACGACAACCCGCCGCCTGCTCCACCGGCGCCGCCGAGTAAATGACAACAAACGAACGCCTGCTTGATGCGGCGATTCACCGGGCGATAGACACGCACCAGTATTCGGAGGGTGTCGTCCGTAGGCTCGTGAGCATGCTCAATGGGGCAGACGCCGACATCTTCGCTGCGTTGACTTCGGCGCTCGAAAGGATGCCGGCCGACTCGTTCACTGTGGCACGGCTTGAGGCATTGCTGCAATCGGTGCGCGCGATGAACGATGCGGTGTACGCGCGAATCGGCGGCGATCTTGCCGCTCAGATGCGAGCTTTTGGCGCTGCTGAGGCCGCGTTTCAAGTGGCGCTGTTCGGTGCGGTGATCCCGGCGGAGGTTCTGGCACGGCTCCCGCTGATGATGGTCACAGCGGAACAGGTGTACGCGGCCGTGGTGTCTCGGCCGTTTCAAGGTCGGCTGCTGTCCGAGTGGGCGTCAAGCATCGCTGACGACCGCATGCGGCGAATTCGCGAAGCGATCCGCGTCGGTTACGTAAGCAACGAAACCAACGCGCAAATCATGGCGCGGATTCGCGGCACGCGGGCGCTGCGCTACTCAGATGGCATCATCGAGATTGACCGCCGGTCGCTGCGCAGCGTGGTGAATACGGCTGTCAGCCATACAGCAGCCACGGCGCGCGGCGAGTTCTACCGTGCCAACATGAAGCTCATCGCGGCAGAGCAGTGGGTGTCTACGCTCGACTCGCGAACGACCCACATCTGCCAGGCGCGCGACGGCAAGCGCTACACCGCAGACGCCCACAAGCCGATTGGTCACGATTTGCCGTGGTTGGGTGGCCCCGGCCGGGCGCATTGGAACGCGGTTCCCGCTGGAACGTTGATTCGCACGATAGATGGCGACATACCGGTTGAGCAAGTGCGGGCCGGTACGATGGTTATGACGCATCTAGGGCGTTTTCGCCCGGTTCTTGATTTGCACTGCAAGCGCTGCGAGAGCGGGGTCATCAGGGCTGCTCACACGAAGTCCGGACGGGTTCTCGCGACAACGTATGATCACCCGATACTGACTTCTACCGGGTGGAAGTTTATGGGGGCACTTGAAGTCGGGGACGATCTGATTGGCGATCAGCATCGCCTTGATGAAGTACGACGGATCGATAGCGCGATCAACTCGAAACCGAAAAACAATCCAACCCTCTGCGACAACCCGCTCATCGCGCTCGCGCGAGCGTTTGAGCTTGTGTCCACCGACATCAATCTCAAAAGCGATCTTGAGGTCGGGGCGCGCGAAATCGAAAATCGCTGCGTGACATTCGTACTGAGGAATCCAGAGCTGATCGAAGGCGACCAGTGTGCGCAGCATCATTTGCTCTCGGTCGCTCATGCGTTGAAGCAGTTGGGGCGCGACAGTCTTGGCGATCTTCTCGCGAATCAACAGTGGAATAGAGCCACCTCGCATGCGCTCGGCAGTTTGAGCGTAGCGGCCACGCTCTATGCTCGTTTGCGCGATTTTGCTTTGGACGCTTGTCGCTTGGCTCGGGTTATGTTCCCTCATGCGCTTCGAATGAAGCTGGTAAGCCTGCGAAGTTTGCTTTGTTTGCCCCCACGCCCAATGTGCGTCACCGGAAGGGAATACGACTTGTCCGGTTTGGATGCCGAGACGGATTTGATCGCCCTTCGATCGAACTGCGATCTTGTGCCGTCTCGCGTAGGAGGACAGCGCGCCGTTGGAAAGACTATGAACGCGCTCGATACTTCGGAGCGATTTGCCGCCGATCATGTGTTCATTCGCGATCAATTCGGCAAGACGGGGATTTGTTTTGGTCATGATCCCATTTTATCACTGGCAATGCAGCGATATGATGGGATGGTTTATGACCTTTCCGTCGAGGAAGATGCGTCGTATTTTGCTGGCGATCTGGTTGTGTCAAATTGCCGTAGCGCCAGCGTTCCGGTGACGCGGAGCTGGAAAGACCTTGGCATTGACCTGCCAGAGTTCTCGCCGGCAACGCGCGCCAGCATGGACGGCCAGGTGCCCGCCGATCTGACGTACGGCGAATGGCTGCAGCGTCAGTCAGCGGCGCGACAGGATGAGATTTTGGGGCCGGTGCGCGGTCGCATGATGCGCTCCGGCGCGCTGCCCTGGGATCAGATGTTTGACCGGCGTGGACGCTGGTTGACGCTGGCGCAGTTACAGGCCAGAGGCGTCACGCCCTGACCGGATTGCGGTATTCTCTGCCGCATGCAGATCGTTCCAAAGGGCTCGCCTCCCGATACCTCGCAATCGCGCCTTGCTAGACGTTTGCTAGCCGTGGCGGCGCCCGATGTACTGCAGTGTCCGCGCTGCGGCTGCCGGGAAATGATCGAGACCGTCACCGGCGCCACGCTGGTGCGTGGAAGGTTGAAGGGTGGAGCCCGTGCCGTCGTATGTGCAGGCTGTCACCTCAAGGGCGAGCGCGTCGTCGTCGCCTGACAAGTTTTCGAGGCCACGGCCTCGCCAGAAATAGAAAGCCACCTTCGGGTGGCTTTTTTGTTGCCTGTCGCACGGATGTCGCGCGGGTGTTTCGCTGCGGATGCAGCACCGTCACACGCGGGTGGATGCCCGAGAAAGTACCAAATGAAGCTCAAGCTCGATGCAAACGGCAACGTCGTCCTCCAGGATGGCAAACCGGTCTACATCAAGGACGATGGCACCGAAATCGCGTTTGACGCGGCCGGCACTGTCGCCACGATCAGTCGGTTGAATGCTGAGGCCAAAGGCCACCGCGAAGCCGCAGAGAAAGCCACGGCGTCACTCAAGGCGTTCGAGGGGATCACTGATCCGGCTGCCGCGCTCAAGGCGCTCGAAACCGTCAAAGGTCTCGATGCCAAGAAACTGATCGACGCCGGCGAGTCGCAGAAGGTCGTGGATGCGGCCGTGCGAGCCGTTGAAGAGAAGTACAAGCCGATGGTCGAGGAAGGCGCGCGCTACAAGGAGCAGCTTTTTGCAGAACGAATCGGCGGCGGCTTTGCCCGCAGCAAATTCGTCGCGGACAAGCTCGCGATTCCCGCTGATCTGGTGCAAGCTCGCTTCGGCAAGCACTTCACCATTGACGGCGACAAGATCGTGGCAACGGACGCGGCCGGCAACAAGCTGTACTCAAGCGCTCGCCCCGGCGAACTCGCCGACTTTGACGAAGCGCTCAGCATGCTCGTTGACCAGTACCCCAACAAGGCGCAAATCCTCAAGGGTAGTGGTGCATCGGGTTCTGGCGCGAGCCAAGGCGCAGGAGGTACGGGCGGCAAGAAAACGTACACGCGCGCGCAGTTTGAATCTCTCGACGCGAGCGGCAAATCTGCCGCAGCAAAAGAGGTCGCAACCGGCGCTGCAACGCTCACCGATTAAGACACTCCCACAATGACCTATAGGCCCGCCAAGTGCGGGCTTTTTTATTTCAGAAAGGCCATAAATGGCTAACACTCTTACCAACCTGATCCCCAACGTTTATTCGGCGCTCGACATCGTGTCGCGCGAACTGACGGGCGCAGTCTCCGCAGCAACGCGCGACGCAACCGCAGAACGCGCCGCGCTTGGACAGCCTGTTGTGGTGTTTAAGACGCCCACCGCGACGGCAACTGACATCACCCCAGCGGTGACGCCGCCGAACGACGGCGATCAAACCATCGGCAACACTACCGTTTCCATCACCAAATCGCGCCGCGTACCGTTCCGCTGGAATGGCGAGGAAACGCGCGGTGTAGGCAATGGCGGTCACGGCTTCGCGCAAATTCAAGCCGATCAAATCCAGCAAGCAATCCGCACGCTGGTTAACGAAATGGAAGTGGACGCATGCAATGCAGCACGTATCGCCAGTTCGCGCGCATACGGTACGGCAGGCACTACGCCATTCGCGACCGATCTGTCTGACCCGGCGCAAATCCGCAAGATTCTTGACGACAACGGCGCACCGGGTGACCGCGCGCTGATTATCGACACGACTGCGGGCGCTCGCTTGCGTACTTTGGGGCAATTGACAAAAGCGAACGAGGCGGGTTCTGTGATGACGCTTCGCGATGGCGCGTTGCTCGACTTGCACGGCTTCGCCGTCAAAGAATCGGCAGGCATTACGCAGGCTACCAAGGGCACCGGAACAGCATACACCAGCAACACCGCAGGCTATGCCGTTGGTGCGACTGCGATCACGTTGATTACCGGCTCTGGCACTGTGCTCGCTGGTGACGTTGTGACGTTCGCGGGCGACACCAACAAATACGTTGTTGAGACCGGCGTCGCTGCGCCGGGCGTTATCACATTGGCTGCACCCGGCTTGCGTGTTGCGCTCCCGGCATCGGCTGTCGCCATGACCATCGGCAACAACTACACCGGCAACATCGCGTTCTCGCGTTCGGCGCTGATTCTGGCAACACGCGCACCGGCACTTCCAGATGGCGGCGATATGGCCGTGGATCGCACCTTGATTCAAGACCCACGTTCTGGCATCACGTTTGAAATCGCAATGTATGCGCAGTATCGCCAAATGCAGTACGAAATCAGCGCTGCATGGGGCGTGAAGGGCATCAAGTCGAACCACAGTGCGATCCTTTTGGGATAGTGCAACGCGGGGCTTCGGCCCCTGCTTCACTTTGGAGAAATCATGCAACAAACATGCACAACCGTTCGCGTCAAAGCGGACAACGAGCAGGGATTCATCATCATCAATGAATCTGACTTCGATGCAGAACAACACGAAAATTTTGATGCGCCTGAAGGCGATGACAAAGCCGCTGCACCTGTAACCGCTGCGATGCTGCGTGAAGCGCTTGACGCGCGCGGCGTTCACTACAAACCAGCCGCAAGCAAGGCTCAATTGCAAGCCCTACTCGACGAAGCAATCGCAAACGACAAATAGCCGCATGCGTTCTGCCCTTCATCGGGCAGTGCAGATACGGTTAAACCAAAGGTAACCAAATGTCATTAAGCAACGCCACTGAAAATGCCGCTCTCAAGATGTTTTTGCAGGGCACAGACCCGTCCTATCGCGCGGGTGCGACGCAGTACGCCGCGTTGGTTTCACTAGCAGCGCCAGACGAGGCAGCGCCAATTGCCGCAGAGTTGACCTACACCGGCTATGCGCGTGTTGCGCTCACAAAAGCGAGCGCTTGGACAGACGGCGGGTCATCGTTCACCAACGCCGTGCAGATTCTTTTCGGGAAACGGACAGACGCGGGCGCGACGCAACAAGCGAAAGCGATGGTTATTGTCGATACCGCATCCGGCGCGGTCAACATGGCGATCATTGGCGCATTGAGCGATACGCTCGACATCAACCTAAACATTCAGCCGATTTTCGCGCCGGGCGATGTAACGGTGACGGCTGAATAGATGGGCACTGTCCTAGGCTTTCGCGAGATCGCAGAATCAGAGCGTGACGGCTTCACGTTCATTTCTGGATGGCGCAAACAACCGACACAAACAACCGGCGCGGGCATCTGGTTCGATTTAAGTATGAGTCCGGGCAATCCACGCCCGAATAACTACATCGGGCCTAGTGGCGTGTTTACGCCAATGTCACAGAGCGAGGATGGCGGCATTCCGCACGGCGGCAACGTTTCCCCGAAAACGAAGATGCTGCGGATTTTTGAAGCGCAGACAGCGACCGCCGCCGCAACGCCGCTCACGCTTCACTTGCTCGATTACCTTGGCTTCTATTCGTTCATTGACGAATCAGACACAGACGAACAGTTTCTAGACAACACCATCGGCTTGCCGCGCTACACCAATGGCAACGGCGTGCAAATCATGCCAGTAGTCGTTGCGCCGCAGGTAGGCGGTTCATCCGGCTTTGTGGTGACGTACACCAACAGCAACGGCGTGAGCGATCGCAAAACACCGCGTCACGTCATCACCACGCAAGCGATTAACGGAACGATTGCATCTAGCAGCGGCTCGGTCGCTGACTCGCGCGCCCCATTTATGGCGCTGCAAAGTGGCGACACTGGCGTTTTGCGCGTTGATTCCATTCAGTTCGACGGCGTGGGCGACATCGGATTACTCGCTTTGGTGTTGGTTAAGCCAATCGCTAAACACTACATCCGTGGCATCAATGCTCCGTCGGAGCGGGACTACTTCACTGATGATGCGGCGCTGCCAGTCATTCAAGATGACGCCTACTTGAATTTGCTGTCGCTACCGGCGGGCAACCTTTCAGGCGCTCCGATTTTTGGCTACATAAAAACACTGTGGGCGTAAGGAAAAGAAATGCCGATCAATTCGCAAGATGACCTAGCCGCAGCGCTCGCAGCGGGTCAAACCGCTGTCACGATGATGAGCAAAAACACGCACGGCGTAACCGCGCAAGCCGCTGGCGTCTGGTATGACCTCAGCAAGGGCGCTGGAATGCTGCCGTGGGACGCGCTGATTGGTTCCGGCACGAATCTCACGTTTCAGCCGGTAAGCGACACCACCACCACGACAGCGACAACCGCAGCGGCGTCCGGTTCGATTGCAACAACCACATTCACAGACACCACGCACGGCACCGGGCGATTTACTGTCGGTATGGCGCTCACGGGTACGGGCGTAGCAGCGGGCACCTACATTACGGCGCTCGGCACCGGCACAGGCTCAAACAACAGCGGCACCTACACGGTCAACATCTCGCAAACGGTCACATCTCAGACCATCACCGGAACGGCTACAGCGAGCTTTGTACCGCACGGTGGCAACGTAAGTACGGCAGTTAAGCAGCTGCTCAATGCAAGCGTTGTAAGCGCATCGGCAACGTCTGCACCGTCGTTCTTTCAGCTCATTGACATCATCGGCTTTATTCCGGTATCGACGGTCACGCTCACCACCGCACAAACCATTCTCGGGTCGCAGACCTATCCGCGATACGCGGACGGTAAAGGCGTGCAGGCGTTTATTGTGCCGGTCGTTGTCATGGGCGCGGGCACTCCGACGCTGCAACTTAGCTACACCAATCCAGAGAGCGCCGCAGGTCGTTTGACGCCAGCCGCTCCATCGCTACCGATTGCCAACACCACGGCACCAGTTGGACAGATCCTTTATTCGGGTACCGGCGTTGGCAAGTACGGCCCATTCATGCCGCTGCAATCCGGCGACAACGGCATTCTCTCGATTCAAACGATTCAACAAAACGCGACCATGACATCGGGCGTGTACTGCATCGTTTTGTGTAAGCCGGTTGGTTTGCCGTTGCCACTCACGACATTGGGCGTCCCCGGCGAACGCGATTACTTCAATCAGTTGCCCTCAATGCCCGTCATTCCAGACGGTGCTTGCCTTAGCTGGTTACAGCTCGCGGGTTCGGCGACACCGATCAATACGCCTTACAACTTCACTCTACAGACAGTCTGGAAGGTCTAACGATGCTCGTTGGCAATTATTCGGTGCTACACAAAAGCCCGACTAAATACCTGACTGGCACCGTAGGATTCAATGACCGCGCGAACTGGAACAAACCCGGCATGATGCGCAGCCGTGGCGCTGGCAATGCGATGTTTGCATTCGATGCGATACCGGCTGGCTTTGTTGCGGGAAAAGCGTTTTTTGCGCCGCGCACCGCAGGCCGGATTGTGAGTCGTACATCGTTCGCGGTGAACGTCGCAGCATCCGGCGCGAGCGGGCTACCAGGCGCAGCGGTCGCATCGTTCGCAATCACAGGTGCGGCTATTGGTGGATTGATCGCGGGCGGTGTGGCGAACGCATCGTTTTCGATCAACGCCACAGCGAGCATTGCTGGCCTTGCATCGGGCAGGGCTTCGGGCAGCATGGTTTTCAATGCGTCGGCAACGGCAGGCGCGACGGCATGGGGCGCGGCGACTGCGGTCTTTACGATCACAGCAAGCGGTCACCCTTACGCGTTAGGCTACATGCGAGCGTCAACGGTTGACACGTCAACGCTTACGCCGCAGTCGGTCGCAAGCGCAGTCTGGGCGGCAACCGCAGGCGACAACAACAACATCGGCACGATGGGCGAAAAGCTCAACGACGCCGGAAGTGCTGCAAACCCTTGGACTGAGGTCATTGAATCAGGATACACCGCAGCGCAGATACTGCGCCTACTCGCTTCACACGCAGCGGGCGCGGCGACGGGCCTAGACGGTTCTACAGTCGCATTCAAGAGCCTCGACGGGGCAAAGACACGAATCAGCGGAACCGTCACTAGCGGAGATCGCGACATCACCGCGCGAGATGTATCGTGAGTTGGTTCGGTCGTTGGTTTGGCGGCGGCGGTGGTGGCCTAACAATCAACGATGGCGTTTATGTGGAGCTTGAAGAGATGGACGTGCAAGTTTTCATCGAATCGACAGACATTGACGTTTCATTGGCTGATAACCAGCTTACCGTTTCCGTCGCCACGGATGAAATCGAAATTGAGGTAAATGAATGAGCGACCTAGAGCGCAAGCGCGGCGACACCTACGCAGACGTGTTCGTTTTCAAAAACAAAGCGACCGGCGTCCCGTTGGATTTAACTGGGTGCAGCTTTTTGCTAACTGTAGACCCCACTAAAGACCCGGTAGACAACAGCGCGAACATCTATCAGTTGACCGGAACGATTGTTTCTCCCGCAACCGATGGCCGTGTGTCGTTCGCTCCGTCTGACTTGCAAGCGAACCAACTCGGCGCTTTCTTTTTCGACATCCAAATGACAGACGCAAGCGGGAAAAAGCGCACCGTTGACAGTGGCAAATACAAGTACACGCAGGACATCACGAAATGAGCGTAATTGTCGAGACAGGCGCAGGCGTGGCGAATGCAAACAGTTTCGCTAGTGTCGCCGCTGCGACGGCATATCACGCCGCGCGCGGCAATGCGGCATGGGACAACATCGATGACAAAGATGCAGCCTTAATCAAGGCCACGGACTATATGCAGGCCGAATATCACAGCCGATGGAAAGGCGTTCAGACGCATGCAACGCAACCGCTAGACTGGCCGCGCTGGGGCGTCTGTATTGACGGCTGGGGCAACTACATCGCGTCCGATGCAATACCGGTTGAAGTAATCAACGCATGCGCAGAGCTAGCGCTTCGATCGGCAAGCGGCGATTTAATGCCGGATGCTGGCCCGGAAGTGGCCGCAGAGAGCGTCGGGCCAATTAGCGTCACCTACGCGCCGGGCGCCCGGCAATCCGCAGAATTCCGCGCCGTGGATCGCATTCTCGCCAAGTATCTGCGCAGCGGCGGGAGCAACATTCCGATGGTGAGGGCATGAAGTACAGCGCAAACTACGGCGACCGTGGCACGGTGTATCTGGACGGCGAGCCGTTGGCTGACTGTGTCGAGTGCGACACCGAGGCCGGCACTGTGGTTGTCGTTCGGCGAAACGAGTTGGGCAATATCGTTTTCAATCACGCGCTGAACAAGGTAGAGACTGAAGTGAGGCGCGGCAATGTCGCTTTCGTTCGTTACGTTCCGACCGCATGAGCTTCAACTACGCCAAGACGGCCGCAACAGCCGACCGCCTCATCAAGCGCTTCGGCAAGGCTGCCACACTGCGCCGCACGCTGGCGGACCCGTCCACGTACAACCCGGCTACCGGCGTTGTCGCGCAGCCAGTGGAGACGCAAACCACTTGCAGCGCAGTCGTGATCCCGTACGGCGACAAGCTGATCGACGGCACGCTGATCCGGCAGGGAGACAAACAGGCATTCGTTGCTGTCGTGAATGTGTCGGAGCCGAAAACGGGCGACCTCATCCTCTGGGAAGGCGTCTCGTACACCGTCATGAATAGCAAGACGCTAGCACCCGCCGGTGTCAACGTGATCTACGAACTGCAGGTGCGTACGCCATGAGCGTGCACGGCTTTTCGATCCCATGGGACGAGCTGGCGGCGCGAGCCAAGGCCGATCTGAACACGGTAGTGCAGAAGGCGACGTTTGACTTGTTTTCTGCCGTCGTTCTGAAAACCCCAGTGGACAGCGGACGGTTCCGGGCGAACTGGAATTGCACGCAATCAGCCGCGGACTTTTCGACGACCGACAACACCGATCCGGCGCGCGCCGGGCAGCAGGCACAGAAGTCGCTCAGCTTCGCTGCCGGCGGGGTTGTGTACTTCGTCAATGGCTTGCCGTACGGGCCGCGCCTTGAGTACGAAGGCTGGTCGCGTCAAGCGCCGTCCGGAATGCTGCGAGTCAGCATCGCTGAGTTCGATCAATACATCAAGAAGGCGATCAAGTCGTGAGCAACCGATTGATTCGTTCAGGTCTAGAGCAGATCGTCGCCACATGGGCGGCAGCGAAAAGCCCTGCGATCCCTGTCGCGTACGACAACCAGGTTTTCACGCCGCCAGAAGGCCGCTATTTGCGCGTGCTATTTCTGCCTGGACAAACCACCAGCGAAGACCTGGACGGCCTGCAACGCACGTTTGTGGGTGTCTTTCAGGTGTCGCTGTACATGCCCAACGGGCAGGGCGCTGGCGCCAGCCATGCGCTTGAGGAAGAGCTGATCGCCCTGTACCCGAAAGAGACAGAAATCGTCTCCGGCGGTCTTCGCGTTCGCCTGACGCGCCCGATGAGTGCTGCGGTATCCATCCCCGGCACCACGCACTACCACACGCCGATTTCGTGCGCATACCGCGCCGATAACTAAGTCCCCGTCCCGCCGGTAACACGGCATTCAAACCACCAACCCGCTTCGGCGGGTTTTTTCATTTCTGAAAGGCTCAAACATGAGTGCTTCACTTGCTATCCCGGCACAGGGAACGACATTGGTGCTTGGCATCACCGCAACGGCGGTGTCTTCGATTTCCGCGATCACCAAGGCAAACCCAGCCGTCGCCACAAAGACCGCACACGGTCTGACCAGCGGCCAAGTGGTCAAGGTGTCCGGTGCCGGCGGCATGACGGAAATCAATAACCGTATCGGCGTTGTTCGCGTACTGACGGTTGATACCTTTGAACTCGGCGGCATCGACTCGACCGCGTTCACGACTTACACGACCGGCGCATCTGTCACGCCCACCGCATGCAAGGTGAGCGGCCTGGAGCAATACCAAATCTCCGGGCAGGCTGCAACGCAGATCCCAGCGACCGATCTTGACTCGACGCAAATCGAGAATCTGACCGGCCTGAGTGGCGCAGGCTCCATGACGCTGACGCTGCAAAAGGTGTTCAGCGACGACGGCCAGAAGGCGCTGGAAGCGTCTGCCAACACGCCGGGCGTGAACGTGGCTATCACGCTGGTCCCGAAAGGCGTCACTGCTCTGACCACTACCGGCGCGTGCTCGAAGGTCGATTTTTCTGGTGGCGTTGATGCGCTCACCAAAGGCTCGGCCGACATCGTCCTGGCTGCGCGCTTCAAGTAGTCATGACCGGCGAAAACACCGTGGGCGGCACGTCAACCGCAAACAAGCGCGTGAATCTCAGCAAGGCGGAACTGCTGGCTCGTGGCCGCATTCCGCTGCGGGAAGTCACGCTGCCGAAATCCGGAATCACGCTGACGTTGCGTGATCCGAAGTACGCGCGCAAGACGGCGATCCTCACCGCGTTCAACAACCGCGCGAAAGCTCTGGACGGTGAAACGCTGACGGCAGAGCAAGAGGCGGCCGACGAACTCGCCCGCACGATGGCGATGCAGAAGGCAATCGTGCTTGAGTGCGTGATTGACCCCGACACCGGCGGTCCGTTCTTCACGGAAGCCGACTGGAATGAGATGTGTGAGGGTGACGGCCTGGTCATCGCCGAGATTTCCAACAACGTGCTGAACTCGATGGCTGGAAACAAGGAGGCGATCAAAGCCGAGGGAAACGACTCCGCGCAGACGCAGAGCGATGTTTCGTCATCCGCTTAGCGCTTGCGCTCGGAAAACTCCCCTCTCAACTCGGATCGCTTGAACAGCATGAACTGACTGAGCTGATGGCCTACGACCAGTTCGTAGAGCCCATCGGCAACAAAGGCTTGCTGCACTTCGGCGCGCTGCAATTCACGCACGCGCTGAACCTCGCCCGCAAACCCGGAACGCCCACCTTCGACACCGAAGACGTGCAGCCGTGGTCGCGGAAGTCGCAAATCCAACAGACCGGCGAATTCGCTTCACGCGAAGAGGCGCTGGCTTACCTCAATGGTGGCGCATGACGGATCAAGTCACGAGCATCGGCATCGGCGTAGACAGTCGCCCGGTTGTTGACGCTGGGGCTGCGCTCGACCGCATGGCGGCGTCCGGCAAGGCCTCCGAGGGCGTTATTGGGCGCCTTGTTGCCACCGTGTCGGAGTTCACAGCCGGGCTGCGCCAAGGGGCGAACCAAGCGCTTGAAGAGCATCGCAAACAAGCCGAGCTTGCAGCCGCCGCCACAAAGAAGCTTGGCGAAGAATCTGCTACGGCCAGCGGCAAGATTGCCGAAGGCATGGGCGCCGCCGACAAATCGTTACGCACCTTTCTTGCCGGGGCCGTGTCTGGCGCGGCGGTCATGGCCGCCGTGTCCAAGGAATTCAGCTCTTTCAATCGTCAGATCGACGAACTCGGAAAGCTGGACGACGCCGCGCAGGCTATTGGCGAGACGGTTGAAAAGCTGTCCGGCCTGGAAGCCGTTGCGAAGATTACGAACTTCTCATTCGACTTCGTGCAGGCGTCGGTAGCGCGACTGACCAAATCGCTCGCCGCTAATGACGACGAGTCGAAGGGGGCCGCCTACGCGCTCAAGCAGTTGGGCATTGAAGCGCGCGATACTGAGGGGAAACTCCGCTCTGGCGTTGACATCACCAAGGAAGTTGCGGACGCGCTCGGCAAGGTCGAGAGTTCGGCAAACAAGACCGCATACGCGCAGGCGATCTACGGTCGCGGCGCCGCGTCATTGGTTCCGTACCTCAATGACCTTGCTAAAGCGAACCTGGATGTTGCTATTGCGACAACCCAGCAAGCTGAAGCGGCGTCGAACTATCGCGATGCCCAGGGCGCGCTCGCGCTCGAAACGACAAAGCTCCAGAACATCATCGCTGGATCGGTGTTGCCCGTGTTCACGCAGGTCATCGAGTACATGACCAAAGCGAAAGGCGAAGCGGGCTCCCTCAACTCAGAGATCAAGAAGCTCGCTGAGGATGGCACGCTGAAACAGTGGGCACAGGACAGCGTGGTCGCCACCGGGTTTGTCATCGACTCGTTCCGTGGCGTTGTAGCGGCGGTCAAGATTGCCGGGACGATCCTTGCCGGTTTCGCGCGAGACGCCGTCACCTTTGGCGAGGTCAGTGTCGGCATGACCAAGGCCGTGCTGAGCGTCGGCAATGTTGCCGGAGTGGCAAGCGGGCTGGCGGAGGCGCGAGAAGCGTTTTCGCGGCTCGGTGACGGCGCCAAGTACGCGAACGAGGACATCCAGAAGCTCGCCGAGACCTTCACCAAAGGCAGCTTCGTCGAAAAGGCAAAGGCTGCATTCGGCCCGAATCTCAGCGTCAACCTTCGTGCCTTCAACAACGAGCTGGAAAAGTCTGCGGCGACGTTGCCTGACTTTGAAGCAAAGACGGGAAAAGCCGGCAAGGCCGCGGTCGATACCTACGGAAAACTGATCGAGAGGATCGCGGAGCGAATCGCGATTGAAAACTCGTCGCTCGAAGGAACGGAGAAATTCACCGCCGGACAGAAGTTTGCGCTGACGGTGTTGAAAGACCTCACCGACACCAAGAAGAAGTACACCGATCAGCAGAAAACCGCCGTCGCCAAGATGCTTGAAGAGCTGTTGGCTACCGAGCGCACCGTCAAGGCCCAGGACGACAAGAAGAAGCAGTTGACGGCCATCATGGCTATCAACAAAGAGGCTATCGCCATCGAGTTCAAGTTGCTTGAGGCGTCTCGCGCCAAGACGCAGGCGATCACCGACGAGAACAACAAGCTGCAGGAAGAGATCACGACGTTCGGCCTCAGCAAGACCGAAATCAACAACCTGACCATAGCGCGCTTGGAAGCCAAGCTTGCCACCTACGATCTTGCTGCCGCAGTCGGGACCATGTCAGAGGCAGACCGCGCCGCTGCCGAAGAGATCAAGGAGCAGATCAAGGCGCTGCGTGAGCGCAACGGCCTGTTTGACGCCAAGGAGATTCTGGAGCAAGCCAAGAAGACTCGCGACGAGACGGCGCAGGTCTGGAAGGGCATCGGCGACGACATCACGAACTACATCATGTCGGGGTTCAAGAACACCCGCGACCTGTTGAAGCGGATGTTCGAAACGCTGGTGCTTCGGCCGATCATCAGCCCAATTGCGAACGGCATCGCTGGCGGGTTGCAATCGTCGCTATTCGGTGGAAGCGGATCAATCCTCGGCGGCGGTGGCCTGCTTGGAAGCCTGTTCGGCAGCCTTACCCGTGACGACGGCGTTGGCGGGATCATCGGCGGCACGGGCTTGCTCGGCATGCTCGAAAAAATCCCCGGTATCGGAAGCCTGTTCAGTGGCGCTGGCGGGCTGCTTGGCGGATTGGGTGGAGCCGGTGGCTTTTTGGGCAGCTTGCTCGGTGGGCCAATCGGGCTAGTTGCTGGCATCGGGTCAATCGTTGCCAGTCTGTTCAAGAACGAAAAAGGCTTCAAGTTCGACAACAGCTTGCGGAACGTAGCGGCGGCGCCTGCCAACGTGCAAGTTTCCGCGCTCGGCAACTTCGCGCCTTCTGGTGATGTAGACGGCAAGATTCTCGGCGCCATCCAGCCCTTCATAGCGAAGGTGCAGTCGATGGACAAGTACATCGCCGACAACTTGCTGAGCGATGACACGCTGGCAAAGGTCCGCGAACAGATTCAGCAGTTGCAAAACCCGCGCTGGTGGAATCTGGAAGACAAGGACGCCATCGAAAAGGCTTCCAAGTTCTTCTTGCAACAGCGTTACAGCGTCGCGTTCGATGAAATCGACAAGAGCGTAGCCGACATGATCCGCACGTTCTCCGGCACTGCCGATGAGCTGATCCAGTTCATCACCAAGGCGTCGCAGAGCAAGCAGGTCATCGACGCGCTGAGCAAGGCGATTCCGTCGTTGAATCTATCGCTGTCGCAGTTCCTGAACCTGACCGAACAGCAGCAGCAAGACCTCGCAACGATTGCTGCGATCATGCCGATTCTTGGGCAAGACATTGCCCAGCTCGGCGCTGATGCGTACCTGGCGCAGACGCGCGGCATTGTTGATTCGTTCATCGCGCAGGGTGATGCCCTTGACGACTTGATGGACAAGTACGCCAAGGGCGAGGCGACGATTGCTCAACTTGCCGACGCGACGGTTGCATTCGGACAGGCGGCGGTGAACGTCATTGCCGGGCTTGCCGCCGCTCGTGACCGCGTCAATGCCGACGTGTCAGGCGGCATCCGCAGCATTCAGACGACCGGGCTCGACCGTGAAGCGCTGAACCGCTTCCTGAGTTCGGAGGCGGAGACGCTGCGTGCGCAAATTGCGGTAACCACCGATCCGGCCAAGATCAATGATCTGGTGCAGCGGATCATCGCAAATAGCACGCAAGTGTTTTCCGGGCTGTCTCCGGAAGAGCAGGCAGCGCGACGCGCAGAGTTCATCAGCGGCTTGCAGACGCTTCAGCAAGAGGCCAACGCGCGCATCGACAAACTCAATGAGATTGTGCTGGCGAACACCAACACCACTCGCGACGCGGCGCGTGATGCGTTCGAAGCTGCAGTTGACAAGTTCAACAAAGGCGCGAGCGACACGCTGGACGCTGCCAATACCCTGAATGACGCGGCCGACAAGATCGACGACACGTTTACTCGCGGGATCGACATTCGCGTGACTCGCGACACGGCGGCAATCGGGGGGCTCAACTAATGCCGCGCAGCTCAGTCGGGAGCGGTTTCGAGACCAAGCTATCGGCGGCAGTTACCAGTCCTGGCTTCCTGATCGAGATCGCGTTCAGCACCGTGCTGCGGTTTAGCACGCGCGGTGACATCACGATCAGCGGGACAACTTGGTACGCGCGGCCGTTCAAGGTTTCTGGGCCGCCGCGCCCGACCATCACGATCACCGACACCGACAACGTGATTGCGGCCTACCTCCAGACCGAAAAGATCGCGGGCAAGGCGATCAAGCTTTGGAAGTTCGACGGTGACGCGCCGACCTCCCTTGAGTACACCCAATATTTCGAGGGCGAGGGCGACGACTACACGATCAACAAGACATCGACGGTCATCCGCGCTGTCCAGAAGGGCGTGGACACCCGCAAAGAGCCAAGCATGCGGATCGTTCGCAACTCCGTCAGGCAGGAGATCACCAAACCCGGAACCAAGATTTATTGGGGGACCGAGCTTTACACGCTCGAAAACTGATGGCTACCTATCCGGCACTCAAACAGACCATCGAAAGCACTCGAACGCGCCTTTCCGGGCTCGTTGCCGACGAGGGCGGAAACCTTACGCTGTGGATGCGCAACATGGCGCCAACAGAGAAGTTCAAGTTCTCCCTGTTTCATGTCTTGGTGCAGTCGCAGCTCGACACGCTGATGGCGTTCTACGCGGCCAACAAGACGACGCCGTTTGACCTCGTCTTTCGCGACAACCTGTCGGTGACACACACGAACTGCCTATTCCTCGACGCACCGCAGAAAGTAGCTCACCACAGCAAGGGATTGTTCACCTATCGCGTGGACATCCGCACGCAATGAGCGCCTACCCGTCGCCAACGACCGGACCCGGCCCCGGTCAGCAAACCCTATTGCCGGCGCCGAAGCCGATCATCCCGGTCGTCCCTGGCCAGATACAGCCGTCTGTCCCTGGCCAGATACAGCCGTCTCGCGAGGACTACAACGACGCATCGCGCTCGGTGGTCGAAAGGACGGCGACCATCTCGGGCGTCGAAACTCTGCTGCCGATCATCTACGGCACAGACCAGACCGGCGCGAAGATCACCGCCGTCGTGGCGAGCGGCGCAAACTTGTTGCTGCGCTGCGAATGGTGCAGCGCGTACGGCTATGGCATTGATGCGGTGCAGTCGTACTTTGTGGACGGTGTCGCGCCGTCTGGCGGCATCACTGCGACGCATTACACCGGCACTCAGACAACGCCAGATTCAACGCTGGTAGCCGCCTATGCCGCGCAGGGTAAGAGCTATACCGACACCCTTGCCGGCATTGCCTACAGCGTCGTCTCCGTGCCGGCTGGCGTCACGCAGGGGTTCCCGCGCATCGTGGCTCAGATTCGCGGCCAGAAAGTGCGCACCACGTTGGCCGGCTCGTATGCCTTCAACGAAAACCCGGTTTGGCTGATCGCGTGGCTCTTGGTGGATCGGCTCGGGGTTGCGATTGACTGGACGGCCTTCGCGACCGCTGCTGCCGTCTGTGACGCAACGGTGGGCTCTCCTCCCGAGAAGAAATACACCATCGGCCTGTCGCTGGAGACCGAGCAGGACGTATGGAAGTGGGTTGACCTGGTGCTTGGCTACTGCCGTGGATTCCGCTGGTTCGACAACGGGTTGCATGGCATCACCATCGGCAACGCGGCTCAGACAACGTCGGGGTATGTCACCGAATCGCTGATGAGCAATGGCGACATCGAGATCAAGAGTCGCAACGTCAAGAACCAGCCGACAGTCGTTCGCATCTACTACACGAATCTACAGAACGGGCTGGCCGCAGACGATTTTGCGGAAGCGCAATTGCCGGGCGTTGGCACCACCCTGCCGTACTGGCTCAGCGAGATTCGCAAGTCGGGGATCAACCGATTCAGCCAAGCCAACCGCGAGGCAATCGAAGCCCTCAACGATCTTTACCTTGGCGACACGTTCGTCAACTTCGGCACCCGCGATCAGGGCTTGAAGTACCTGCCGGGCGACGTGGTGGAGCTGACGCACTCCCGTGGCCTGTCGGGAAAAAAGGTACACGTTTTGTCGAATGCGCCGACCGACGCTGGCCGCTGGCGCATGGAAACCCGCGAGTACGATCCCGCGATGTATTCGAGCGTGGTTGTCACTACGCCGACATACCCGGACACATCGCTTCCAACGCCGAGCAGCCCGCCTACCGTCACCGGCCTCGCGCTCACCGAGATCGTCGAGGCGCCGGGGCCGGGCGGCACGCCATCCAGCAGCATCAGCGCCACCGTCACAGCGGTCACATGGCCGTTTTTGAGCAAGTATGTTTGGTACGCCTACGATCAGGCGGGCAACCTGATCGACGAGGGCGAGACTGTCGGCCCGTCGTGGCGCAGCATCGCGTTCAGTGCGCCGCGTGTGGTCACGGTGTACTGCAAGGCGCGCAGCACCTTGGCCATCGCCAGCGGCTACGCCAGCGCGTCGATCACGCTATCCGGCAGCACGTCATCGCTGACACTGCTCACCAGTACGCGCGTGTTCAGTGCGGGATCGTCGCTGCTCAATTACGAGGCGTTTACGCTGTATCCGGGCGATCCGTTCCTGCGTGTCGCGCCGATCCCAAGCACGAACCCTACGTTTGCTCAGCAGTTCACAACAGACACGATCTCGGCTGCAACGCCAAACGTGCTGTCGCACAATCGTTTTTTGATCAGCCAGTACCGCAGCAGCAACTACGCCAAGACCGCTGCGGTCGATCTCGGTGCCAGCAAAACGTTTGTAGCCGCCGTGACAGGCGCGCCCACGCCAAACGATTTCTATCTCATGATTGGCTTTGAGTCGGCGACCTCGCTGGCTGGCCCGTGGACGTTTGCGAAAGGTACTGTTGTCACGCTTGCGGGGCGCTATGTGCGCATGGTGGTGGCGCCGCGCGATGATCCGCCGACGTACACGTTGCCCGATGGCGGCGCGGTGCTGGGTGCCGCGCCATGGGGTTCGCAATATGCGCCGGCAGATTTCAGCGCCGCCACAATCTCCGTCTACGGCGCCACCGTCGAAGAAACCGGCACCATCACCACCAGCGCGAGCGCGGCGGTCACGGTCACGCTGGCCAACAAATACGCCGCGCTGCGCGACTTGCAGGTAACCGCCGTGCAATCAGGCGGTACCGCAGTGGTCACGGCAGACGCGCCCAGCCTGAGCATCACGCTGGCCAACACTTTCCAAATCAACGCCACGGTATCGGGCACGCGCGTCGCGGTGCCGGTGCGGTGGAACTTCAAGGGGGCGCTATGACAGCGTACACCACAGGTAGACCGACCGATGCCGCGCTAGGCACTGCCTACGCGCAATCCACACGCGACAACTTCGAGGCCATCAGGCAAGCCATGGTCATCGGCGGGCTTGTCCCCGGCTACGACTTTTCGCATAACGGCACCACGTCTGCCACGCCGGGCGAGTTCTACTACCGCGAGCAGTCGGCAGTGGTGACGGCAGAGAACATCATCACCGGCCTGTCACGGCAGGCGACGTGGTTCCGCATCACTAACACATGGTCAAGCGGCGTGCTGACCAAGCAGAAATTCGAGATCAGCACGAACGCAGGCAGCTCATACAGCAACTGGACTGACCTTGCGGGCAACTACTTCATTAACTACGACTACTCAAGCGGCAAGATCGTGCCGTTCATCACCTGGAGCACCACATGAGCCAAGCCTTCGCCGCCGCCGCCAGCATCGTCGCCCGACTTCCGACCGCAGGGCAGACCGCCCGAATCAAGCAAGTGGCAAGCGGCACGATTGCAATGACCGGCTTCAACCTGACGGCCACGGCAACCGTGAACGGCGCAATCGCAGCCAATTGCGATCTGCGCAATCTCGGCTTCCGCACCAACCTGACCAACGCGGCCGACTATCAGGCCACGCTCACCTACGCGCAGTCCGGTGGCAACGTCGTAATCACAGCAACGCGTATCGGCGGGCCCGGCGACGTAACTATCGCCTATTGCCTGGTTGAGTACGCAGCGGTCGGTTAATCAATCACCAACGAAAGGACATAGTCATGGAAGATTCGAAGCAACAAGATGACAAATCGAAGGCTGACCGCGTATGGGACAACATCGTAGAGGCCTTTTCGCCGATTGCGTCCTTGTTCACGATGCGCACGGTATTTCTGGTCGTGCTATTGGCTGGCATCGGCCTCTGGATCGGCTGGCGAGACATCAAACTATTCGCCCTGTCAGCGGCTTGGGCCATCGCCGGTGTTGCCATTGCGTATCACGGACGGAAGTTCCTCGTCCCGGAAGTGAAGGCGAAGGAATACTACGACTTGGCGAAAGAGGGCAACATCGCAGCAGCAATCGTGACGCTTCGTATCGCTGTCGTCGAGGTTGCCATCATCGTCGTGGTCGCGTTTGCCGCGTTGCGCGCTGGCGTGTAATGGACGCTCCAGTGCCGGCGGCAGCGGCGCAGCACTTGCCCGTGCTCGCCGCCGAGGCTAAACGGCTTCAGTCGCCAGTCCCGGCGTACATCCTCGCCGGACAAATCGACCACGAGACGGCGTGCCCGCGCAAAAAAACGTGTTGGCGGACCGACGCCGAATTCAAGACATCGCGCGAAATGGGTGTTGGCCTGGGCATGCTCACGCAAGTCGTTGGACGATTTGATGCGCTCGCCGAAATGCGCGCCGCACACCGCGCCGAGCTGCTGGGGCTGACATGGGAAAACATCCGGTCGCAGGCTGTCTACCAGATTCGAGCCGTTGTCTTGAAGAACGCCGACAACTACCGGGCGCTGTCGAACCTGTTCAGCGACTGGTTGCGCCCAGTGCTGACGGCATACAACCGTGGTGTAGGAGGCATCCGTGCCGACCGCCGCGCATGCCAAGTCACACCCGGTTGCGATCCGTCCAAGTGGGCCGGAAATGTGGAGCAAGCCTGTGCTGGCGGCAATGCCGTCATCCCAGGAACGCAGCTCACTGCCTGCCAGATCAGCCGGCGGTATGCGCCAGATGTCATGGCGCGGGCGATGAAATACCGGAAGGCGCTTCCATGAGCTGTGGCGATTGGCAAACGATTGATAGCGCTCCCAAAGACGGTTCCCCTGTGCTCGCGATGCGTGCAGACTGGGATTTGCCGATGTACGTGCACTGGATCAAAAACCCGCGTACCGAAACCGAATTCTGGAACGACTGGCACGAGCTGGACGCCTACGAGCTGGAAGTGTCGCCTCCGACGCATTGGCTGCCAGCTGCGTCGAACTGGGAATGTGTTGGCGCCGCGTTCGTGTGGTTCCCCAAGTCGCCGTCGCCGGGAGTAAAGCCTTGAACCCGTTCGATGCATGGGACTCAACCATGAAACTGATCGTTACGGGGATCTGCGCAGCCATCGTGATCGCGGTCGCCGTGGTGCTGTTTTCGCTCTTTGGTAGCCGAGCAAAGCTGAAAACGATCCAGGACGGCGACAAGCGTATCGCGGCCGGCAACAAGATCGCCAACAAGGAGGCCGCGAAGCGCGACAACGCCCGTACTGCCTATCACACGGCCGTGGCGTCGCAGGCGGCTGCAACCGCGAAGGAGCTGGAGAATGACAAGGATTTTGATGCTGACGCTCGTGCTGCTTATTTCCGGGTGTGGGACGACGCACTTCGCGGCACTGAGCGCCGATCTGGAAAAGCGCCTTGACCAGTGCGAGCGACCGCAGCGGCCACCGGCGGAGTGGTTGAGCTGCGGCGATGGCGAGGAAGCATGCCGGCGAGCCAAGGAGCTGCCGCTGCACGCGGAAAACGCCCGGCGCCATGAGGCGTGCGCCGACTTGATTGATGATGTAAAGGCGGAAGCCGAGCGGGCGCGGGCGCAGCGGTAACGGCTTTTGAGTGAAACCCGCATTTGTGCGGGGCTTGGTGCTTAATTCCGCGACTATCGACTATCGCATAAATCGCTGGCAAGCCCTTGATAAATTGATGTTGCAGCGGAAAAGCTGTTACTTTGCACTGATTTCGGCAGCGGTTTTCAGGGCGGCGCGAATGCCCGCGCTGACGTTGCCGTTGCCCAGCAACTTGGCGCGCTCGATGTCGTCTGGATGCAGACGCACCTGTGTGCGCAGCACGCCGGTGGCTGGGCGCCCGCGAGGGGTCACGGTAGTTGCGGATGTTCGCGGTGCCATTCAGTGGCCTCCTGGAGAAGGCGCTTGAGCCGCGCCAGCTGATCGTGCATCGGGACGCCGCGCGCTCCTTCGCTGGCCTGATAGATCACCAGCGAAGACGCTTGCACATCCAGTTAGGTTGCTTCCCGCACTCGCCGCGCAGTTCTTCCATGCACTGCCACAAACGCCCGTCGCCGTTCTTCTGGTGCGTCGCGGTGTCCCATGCGTCCATTGCTCGCTGCATCACATGCTGCTGGCGCTCGATCATTGCTGCGGCCTGGGCCAGCGCCATCTCAAGGCCAGCGATTACGTCCGCACTTGTGGTGGCCTTGCAGCAGCGGCCGAATGGCATTTTTTCGGCCGGGCAGGGGCATTCGATCATGCCAAAGACTCCATCGTGTAGTCTCCCAAGAGAACCGTTGTTTCTTCTCCGTTCTCAAACACTGCGCATTCACCGATCCATCGCAGGTGAGCAACGCAGTCTTGGAAATACTCGTCCGCCAAGTCTGGGCCGTGGAAAACAAATTCATCGGCGTTGCCTGTCGGCAGTCCGTTGCATCGGATAAATTCCTCTGCCGTTATTTTCGCCAGCCTATACGCTCGGTCGTCGGCCTGTTTCTCAAGCAGCGCCCGCATGATCTTGTCTGCCGCGCTCATTCCGAACCCCCTGAGCGCAAGAACGCAATCGTCGGCGCTTCCTTGCGCAGCGCGTAATACTCAACCTGCACCTTGGCGCTCCCGATCATCTTGCCTGCCAAGTTGGCCAGTTCCGCCGCCTCGCCTGGCTTGATCGCGCCAGCGCGTAGCTGTGCAAACACCTCGGCCAGTTGGCCGCGCAGTTCATCCACGTTTTTCATTGATCGCCCTTTTCAACTTCATCAGTTCGCGGTACGCATCGACCAAGCCCTGCGGCAAGTCACTGCCTTTCATACTCGTGTGCTGCGCCATGATCCGGCGCACAAAACCATCCGACAGCGTCTCTGCATCGCGCTTGTTCCGCGTCTTTTGCCATTCCTTGCGCGTAGGCAGCGCCGCAGCCTTGGCGCGCACTTCCGGCTTTGCTGCGTGTCGGTTTGCCTGCTCACGTCGGCGCTCCGGGTCGCGTTCCACGTATGCGCGCTTGTTGGCGTTGGCGCGTTCGCGGTTGTCCCGCTGCCACGCTCCAACAGCGGCAATCTGGCGCTCGCGGTTCTTCGCGTACCACTCTCGCAGGTATGCTTTTTTCCGTTCTCGCTGCTCGTCTGTCATTCCGTTTCTCAACCAAGCAACCTAACCCGTCGCTCAACTTGACGGGCCGCAGGCGGCCCGCAAGTTAGCTCCCACGTTGTGCGTCTTCATCACTCTGCCGGCGGCTTCAGCTTGTACATCCGGCACAGTGCCCGTTCAATCATCACCGGCCCGCTTTCCTCGCGCTCCGGTGCCGTCAGCCAGTCCCGCAACCACTGCGGGAGCTTGGTGTTGTAAGGCACCTTCTTCAGGTGTTCCGGGGCAGGTTTCCGGCCCGCCCCTTCCCGTGCTCCGCCGCTCATGTGAAGTCCGTGAGGTCCGCGTCGATGGCGATGCGGAGGTCGCCAAAATCGATTACTGACAGAGCGCGGCGCTGGTCGCCCTTGCGCGGCTGGACTTTTGCGAAGGCCACGAACTTCAGGCCGGCGATCTCGCCGAACTTCTCGCGGGTGCATTCGTTGTAGCTGTTCGAGGCTTCGACGAAGTTCTCAATGGTTTCGCGGGTCTCGACGGCTTCGATCATCCACTCGCCGCCGTTGTACTCGGCGTCGAACAGTTCGTTGTTGGTGGCGGCTGCGAAGGCTGCGAGTTTTTCGGTCATGGTCATTTTGTTTCTCCTGATCTTGGTTCGGGCCGTTCCATTACCTTGATTACAGTCTAGTCCGCAATCAGAATGAAGTCAAGTCTTTTTTCAAGATATTTTCACCGTCAGCCGCACAACCCGTCGTGCGAAGGGACGCGCCGCGATGAAGCCGCGTCGCGCCCCTTAGCTCTGCGTTATACGTCACAGTTCAATCGCCTGTTGAGTCGGCAAAGCTGCTGATTCAGGCGCGAACATTTGCCCTTGTGCCTGCGCTCTGGCTATGCGCTCACAGGCAATGTCGAAATACTTGCGCTCGCGCTCAATGCCGATGAAGCGCCGGCCGCTCTGCACTGCGGCCACGCCCGTGGTTCCGCTACCTGCGAACGGATCCAGCACTGTGCCGCCCTTCGGGCTGAACATCGCCACCAGCCGCGCATAGTGCGGCACCATCTTCGGCGTCGGGTGGGTGAACTCGTCCTTGGTGCTTATCAGCGCCGCGTCGAGCCGGTTGCAGAATGCGCGCCACGCCTTCGGGTCCAGGCTGTCGTTGGCAATGGCCTTGCCTGCGTTGAATGGCGGGTCTGTAATCACAGCGTCCACGGCAGGCAGCAGCGGCAGCACCTCGCGGCAGTCTCCGTGCCACAGTTCCGCGTTCCCGATTGTCACTTTCTCTGCCATGTTTCCTCCAAATCGCGGTCTAACAACGCGTTGCAGCCGATGCCGCTTCGTTGCCGACTGATCTACGGGTTTGGGCGGTGCCATTCAGCGGCCTCGTTCATCAAGCGCACAGCCGCGCGCTGCATGTCATGCGGCGCGGTGCGGCGCACATCAATCAGCCAGGCATTGAGCGCTGGCAGTGTGGCGGGAGCTGCGAGAAAATCCGTGAACCCGTCGCCGCGCTCCGGCCGCATGACGAGGCCGGAAACGTGGCGGAGCGAGCCATCAGGCAGGCGCTCCCAGTTGGCCTGCCAGCGGTGGTTTTTATTGGTCACCGGCAAAGACCGTGGAACGGGCCTGTCGCCCGGCCAAGCGACTCGTTGACCAGCTTTGCCTGGCGGTCTGACAACATTGCGGTGGCGCGCCCGCCGAACTGCTTGTAGAGCGCTTGGATTTTTTTGACTTCGGCGGCGGAAAGTTTTACGGTGGCTTGCATTTTGATCTCCTGAGAGCGCCGCTTTTAATTCCCTGCGGTGTCGGTCGGCTCGGATTCGAGCCAGTGAGTGAATTATGTACACCCTAAATCAGGGTGTCAAGCTGATTTTTTGTACAGTAGTAGTTTGCCTATTTCTGCGGCTTTTACCTGTCGTCAATGTTGCGGTTTGCCCCGCCTGTATTGGGGTTTGCGCAATTTCTGCGCTGTTTCACCCATGATTGCGGGCGAGCTGCCTGCCCTACCTTCGAAAATGCCAATTCAATGAAAATCCCCCATCGTTTTCTGATCGCCGTCGCAGCAATCGGCGCCGTGCTAGTGCTGCCTGGTTGCGCGACCGACTTTGGCCGTTACGCCGATGGCACGGTGAAAATCGCGCAATCTGCGGACGCCGTGAAGGGCAAGCGCTTCGAGGCGCTGGGCGCGCTGGGTTGCACCACCACCTACACCTTCAACGACAAGGGCGACAAGGTTGCCAAGCAAGAGGTGAAGTGCGACCCCGAGGCGGCCAAGTTCGCCGCCTTCGCGCTCGCGGTGAGCGGCATGCAGCAAGCACCGGAAGCGCAGGCCAGAATGGAGGCGCCGTACTCGCTTGGGCAGGGTATCCGCGACATCGCGGGCCTGATTGTTCCTCTGGCCAACGTCGGGGCGCAGATTTACGGCGCGCAGAAAAACGCGCAGGTTGCGATCACGCAGAGCAACAATAGCGCCGCCGTCGCGGTGAGCACCAACAATACGATGGCCAGCATCGCCGGAAGCGGCCTCGCCGCTGCAACGACGCTGGGCAGCCGGCCGACTACGGTGGTTAACGGCAACGGAAACGCGGTCAATGGCAGCAACGCCGACAACAGCACGCACAACAGCACGCACAACACCAACAACTGCCCCGGTGCGCCGGGCGGTAATGGCGGCACCAGCGGCAACGGTGGAAGCTCCGGAAGCGCTACGACAGGCAGCGCCGGCACCGGCGGTAGCAGCACAGGCGGCAACGGGGCGCCGAGCGGCGCCGTGAACTGCACGGCCGGCAAGTGATACCGATGGAGTGGAAAGAGGCATTCATGTACCTTGGCGCGCTTTCGATTGCCGGGCTGTCGTGGTACGTGCGCAGCATGGTTGCTGATCTGAAAGAGCTTCAAACGGCAATCTCGGCGCATCGGCTGCACGTCTCCGAGAACTATGTCAAGCACAGTGAGTTTGCCAGCCTTGACCGAAAGATTGAGGAAGGGTTTCAGCGCATCTTCGACAAGCTGGACGAAAAGGCCGACAAATAGCCGGGTGAGTTTTGGGTGAGTGGCCCGTGCACACCTGAGCAGAACAGAGCAATGAAGTTGGAAACGAACGGCTTTTTCTGCTTGTAAATCAACGTCTTGCGTAGAAGTCGAAAGCTACGAACCAAGGGGTCGTGGGTTCAATTCCTGCCAGCCGCGCCAATTTTCTGTAGTATCTATGCGGGTTAGATGGTTAACGGCCACTAACCCGTTTTTCTTTCTGCGTGACTTTTGCGTGACTCGGCCTGTTCGCGCCGAAGCGTGGCCAGGCTCTTGTTCCAGGTGCCGGTGTCGGAAGCAATCTTCTCCAGCGCTCCGTGGAGTTCGACGATCTGCGCCACCGAGTAGTGGTGAGTCATCGACGGCGAGTTGTGCCAGAGGATGTCGGCCCGGGTTTCCGCCGACACGCCAGCCTCGCGCAGCCGCATCCCGGCAGTGTGGCGCAAGTCGTGGACGTGCAGATCGCCGAGCCCGGCCAGTTTGCGCGCCGTCTGTCCAGCCGATGGCGGTTTCGGTGCTCATGATTGTTTGGTGGTTGGGTTGACCAGGGGTTTCGTGTCGGCACACTTGGGGCAGGTGGCTCGCTTCGCGCACGTTGCGGCGTCAGCAAGGCCCATCGGCAGGTAAGCGACAGTCCAGATATGGGCGCACTCCGGTTTACGGCATTTGGCTTGCAGGATGTCGGTGCTCATGTGCGGTTCCATCCAAATTCAGGTTCGTTATCCGGGATCCACAAGTGCCGCATGTTGGCGACGTTGATGACATCCGCATCGGCCGGGTAGCACTCATAGGCCCAGCGGCTGCCGCGCCCGATCTCTCGCTTCACGCTCATCAGCTCGTCCCAAGAAATTTCGTCTTGCCAGCGCCCTGTCGATGTGTTGACGCTGGTCCGGCTGATCGTGATTCGCAAGCCGTCGCGGGTCTTGAAAACCTGTGCCAGAAAGTAGCGACTCCGCCATACTTCCTGTGGGCGTATGGGGCTCATCGCTACGTTTACCGGCCACGTTGATTCCGGCACGCGAGTCATCACAACAGGCTGGCGCGCGTTGTCGCGGTCGAGCTGGCGACGCTGCTCGCGGGTGACGTTAGCAAGGGCGCCGGTCATGCCAGTCTGGTTTCATGGTTGATCCTTGAGGGCGCGTAGTGCGTTGCGGCAATGTTCTGCGCCTGCGGCACGGCCTTGGTCAAAATCGTCTGCATCTTCGCCGTCGAATACGGGGCTGCCGTAACGCATTGACATCATGAGTTCGTGACACAGTTGCGCCGCCTTATCCAGCGCCGCATTTCTCGCTTCTCTGCGGATGTGGGCGATGAGGCTGGCAAGTTCGTTGGTGTACACGTCTAGCGAACCCCTAAAAGCGAACTTGGCGCGAAGCTGCTTCGCCTCTTCGATCTGCGCTTGCGTTGGTTCTGTCATGGCTTCCCCCACAGTTATTGCCCGCGAGTGCTACCGCATTCCGGGCAGTCAAGTCTGACGACGCCAACTGGCGCGGTGGCAACCCATTCATGTTTGCAGTCAAGGCACTTTGCGTCACCGGTAGCGTGTGGAGTGCGGGCGCTCTTGGCCGCAGCAAAATCAACAATGTTTTCCATTATTCCGTACCTGCTAACGCATCAATCCTGCCAAGCAACAACGCAAGCCGCTGCGCCTCTTTGTCCGCAACATCGCGTGACACAGCAGAGAGTGAAGGCTTCAATGCAGTCAACTCCATTTGGTTCATGTCGAACTTCACGGAGCTACGACAAGCAATCAGCATGTCGCGCATCTCATGCTCGGTTAGGATGGTTGCAGGCGGTACGTCGGCATACTCTGCGCGGACGGCTGATTCGATTGCGCGGGCGAAGGAAGCCAGCCTGCTAAATCCGGTGATCCTTCCTCCGCGCGGAGCGACCGTTTGATCGCCAAGCCATGCACGTTCAATATCTTCATCAGTCAGCATGGTTTTCCTTTATTGCGGCGTCGATTGTTTCGTCAAGGTCGCCAATCGGCACAGGAACAAGCGATTCGCGCTCGCTCGGGTCAGGGTAAAACACGGTGAATGCGAGTGCTCGCAACTCTCGCGGCATCAAATCGCCATCAGCATCAATCTCCATAGGCATCAAGCCTTCGTGCTGATCCCGCAGCCACCGATACCGCTCCGCATCTTTCCGCAGCGCTTCGTTCTCGCGCTCAAGTTCGGCGAGGCGGGCATCTGCCTCTAGCCGCAGCTTGCGCTCGCTGAACCACTGTTGATGCCATTCTTGGGCCTGTTCCTTGTAGGTCACGTCCCGCTCTCCTGTGATGCGGCGAGCATGGGCGCCGCATAAAGTTCGGTTACAGTCGCTTTGGGGTCGAAAAGCGCCCGAATATCGCCGACAGCGTTGTGCTGATGCACCTGTGAGCGCGGCTGTCCATGAGTCGTGTAACGAACCAGCCATGCGACCGGCTCCGCTTTCGCCATCACAAAGCCTTCTGGCGTTGTGCGGAGGTGGGCTTCTAGTTCTGCACGTTCCGCCTCGTCGTTGTCCTGTTCGCCAAAATCAATGCGACCCCAAGCGTCTTGGCAATGACGGGACAAAACCATCGCTCGCTGCACCCACGCTTCAATCTTGTCATCCATTGGCAGCCCTGCCGGTAGTTGATCGGGGGTCATTGGAAGTGGTCCCTATCAGCGGCAATAATCATCACTGCAATGCCAGCAATTGCAGCCGCTATTACCCATCGCGGGTCAAAAAAGCACGCAGCCCAAACAGCGCTGGTCATAGCCGAGCTCAGTAATACATACACGGTGCTCATCGTCCTATCCTTTCGGCGACTCTGGCGTGGACTCTGCGTAGCGCCAGTGGGTGATTCCAGCGCCGAATTCTGTGTCTCTTGCAAGCCACAGCCATTTGTCCGTCAAGCCGCCGCGCCAAGCGATCCAAACCTCAACGTCGTCGTCGCCATCCGGCACAACCGGCAACCCATCCTCTACCCGTGTCCATCCTCCTGTTTCAAGGTAGGCGCGGGCTTTGGCGAGCGTTTCGATAACGTCGTCAAATCTTGATGCGCTCCTTGAGAGGAAATCGGAGGAATATTCCAGCGCCTCCACCAGCTCGCGGATTAGTTCATTCATTCGGTTCTCCTGCGTCTCCTGTGCCGATCCAGATGCGCGGCTCACGCTGCAATCCTCTGCAAGACTTCGCCACGCGCGATGCGGTCGTCAATATCCCGAAGCGCGCGGCGGACTTCGAGTTGTGAGGCGTTCGACACCATCCGTTCGTGAACATCGAGCAGGTCGCGAAC